GATGAGATACTACGCCCTGACTCATACGAGTTGGGGCTTTTGCTTTTCAGGGGCTCGGTGACAAACTTCCCGTCTATAAAAAAGCTCCCGGTCGCCGAACTCATCCCATACGCTCGGAACGCCCGGACGCATAGCGACGCTCAGGTCGCGCAGATAGCGGCGAGCATCAAAGAGTTTGGCTGGACCAACCCTGTCCTGATCGACGGCGAGCGCGGCATCATTGCGGGGCACGGGAGGGTTCTGGCGGCTCGTAAGCTCGGCATGGAAGAAGTGCCTTGCATCGAGTTGGCGCACCTCACGGAAGCGCAGAAGCGGGCCTACATCCTCGCCGACAACCAGCTGGCTGCCAATGCGGGCTGGGATATGGAGCTACTCAAGATCGAGCTGGGCGACTTGGACGAGGCAGGCTGCGACCTGTCGCTCATCGGTTTTGACGAAGGCTTCCTTGCCGGCCTGCTGGAAGACCTGCCCGAAGGATTGACGGACCCGGACGAAACGCCAGAAGCGCCGGAGCAGCCGGTGACGCAGCCGGGTGACGTGTGGATCTGCGGCAAGCATCGGGTGATGTGCGGAGATAGCACGGTCATCACGGATGTGGAGCGGCTATGCAACGGCGCTCAGGTGGACATGCTGCTGACCGACCCGCCGTACAATGTCGCTTACGAAGGTGGGACCGAAGACGCTCTAAAGATTCAGAACGACGACATGTCCAGCGAGGACTTCGTGAAGTTCCTCACGGACGCCTTTGTAACTGCTCACGCCATCTTGAAGCCTGGCGCGGTATTTTATATTTGGCACGCGGATTCGGAAGGACTGAACTTCAGGCAAGCCTGTAAAAACGCCCAACTGACGGTGCGGCAGTGCCTTGTCTGGCGCAAAAATACCTTTGTCATGGGGCGCCAGGATTATCAGTGGCAGCACGAGCCCTGTCTGTACGGATGGAAAGACGGCGCCGGGCACCTTTGGGCATCTGACCGCAAGCAAACCACGGTGCTGGATTTTGAAAAGCCCCAGCGCAATGGCGAGCACCCAACGATGAAGCCGGTTGCCCTGTTTGAGTATCAGATGCTGAACAACACCAAGGGCGGCGACATCGTCCTGGACCTCTTCGGCGGCTCCGGCACCACCATGATTGCAGCAGAGAAGAACGGACGCATCGCTCGCTTGATGGAACTCGACCCACGCTACTGCGACGTCATCATTACCCGCTGGCAGAACTTTACCGGCCAGGAGGCCACGCTTGAATCCACAGGACGAACCTACGCGGAAACGAGGCAATCCGCCGTTTGAGCCGACGGAAGAACAGCGCCGCACGGTGGAGATGATGTCGGCCATGGGCATCCCGCAGGAGGACATCTGCCAGGTTATCCTCGGGCGCAACGGCAAGCCGATTGACGCCAAGACGCTGAGGAAACACTTCTCCGAGGAGCTGGCCACGGCGGCCATGAAGGCGAACGTCAAGGTGGCCAATGCTCTGTTTCGGATGGCCACCGACCCAAAGGGCGGCATGAAAGCGGTGACGGCCCAGATATTCTGGCTCAAGACTCGCGCTCGCTGGAAAGAGACTTCGGCTTATGAACTGAGCGGCGCCGACTCCGGCCCACTGCAAATCGTCATCACCCAGGACGACGACAAGCTCTAAACCATGGCGCTGACCCCCAAGCAGCGCGAGGCAAACCGGCTCCTAGGCGGTGAGCAGCGGCACACTCTGCTGGTCGGCGGCTCGCGCTCCGGCAAAACGTATCTGCTCACCCGCGCGCTGCTGATCCGGGCGCTCAAGGCCGAGTCGCGGCACGGCATATTCCGGCTGCGGTACAACGCGCTCAAGGCCTCGGTGGTGATGGACACGTTGCCGAAGGTGATGCAGACGGCATTCCCCGGCCTCACCATCAAACTGAACCGCAACGACGGCTACGGGGTGCTCCCGAACGGCAGCGAGATCTGGTTCGCCGGGCTGGACGAGAAAGAGCGCGTCGAGAAGATTCTCGGCATGGAATTCGCCACGCTGTACTTCAACGAGTGCAGCCAGATCCCATACGACAGCGTTCTGACGGCCCTCAGCCGACTGGCGCAACGGGTAGATGGCCTGCGAAACAAGGCTTTTTACGACCTGAACCCGACCGGCACAGGGCACTGGACCTACAAGCTGTTCATTGAGGGCCGAGACCCGCGCACCAACCAGCCGATAGCGAACCCGGAGCAGTACCGAAACCTTTTCATCAACCCGGCGGACAACGCCGAGAACATCGACCCGGAATACATCGCGAGCCTCATGGCGCTGCCAGAGAAGCAGCGGCGGCGGTTCCTGGACGGCCGCTATGTGGCCGAGATCGACAACGCGCTCTGGACGCTGGACATCATAGAGCGGCAGCGCATCCGGCCCGAGCAGATGCCGATGCTCACGCGCATCGTGGTCGCGGTGGACCCGTCGGGATGCTCCGGCCCTGAGAACTTCCGCTCAGACCAGGTGGGCATCTCGGTCTGCGGCCTCGGCATCGACGGCAACGGCTATGTGCTGGCGGACAGGACCGGCAGGTACTCGCCCGAGACCTGGGCACGCATTGCGGTCGATACCTACCGGGAGTTCTGCGCCGACAAGATCATCGCCGAGAAGAACTTCGGCGGCGATATGGTCCGCGCCGTGCTCCAGGCCTATGACCCGCGCGCGCCGCTGGAAATCATCACGGCGACACGCGGCAAGGTGCTGCGGGCCGAGCCTATTGCCGCGCTTTACGAGACGGGCCGCGTATTCCACGTCGGCACCTTTGAGGGACTGGAGGACCAGATGACGAACTTCAGCACTGCCGGGTTCCTGGGCGACCGCTCCCCGGACGCTGCCGACGCCATGGTCCACGCCCTGAGCGCGCTCATGCTCCAGCCTGTGGCAACGCCTCTGGTCTACGGCGGCCTGCCGATCTGATGGGATTCCTGGACACGCTATTCGGGCGCAAACCGTCACCAGCGCCCAATCCGGTCGGTCGCGCGATAGCGGGCCTGTTCTCTGCGGCTGTGCGCAAGGCACACCCGGAGCGCGACAGCTACGTTTATCCGCGCTTCACACCGCTGGGTGCGCCGCTGGTCGATCACCAGGCGGTGTACAAGCCCGTCCCGATCAATCTGCGGGCGTTTACGCGGACGACATACTGCCGACGGGCGATCAACGTCATCAAGGACCCCATCCGCCAGCTCGAATGGGAAATCCGGCCCATAAAGCACGGCAAGCCGCGCCCGGACTGGAAGCGCCGCGCCGAGATTGCCGCCTACTGTCTGCGCCACCCGAACGACTCGGACTCGTGGGGTACTTTTATCGAGCAGCTCGTCGAGGACTACCTCGTCGGGGCGGCCAGCTACGAGCAGCAATTGAGCAGCGACCCGCGCCGCCCGATCTGGATGTGGCCGGTGGACGGTCTGACGGTGCAAATCTACCCGCTGTGGACCGGCGATGACCCGAACACGCCGCACTACTTGCAGGTGCCCGGCTGGGGAGCGGCGGTGGGCAACGTCATCGGGGGCGTGCAGTTCCTGGACACCGAGCTGGTCTACATCCGGCCTAACCCGTCCACCGGCGACCCGTTCGGCGTCGGCGCGGTTCAGATTGCTTTCGACACCATCGGCAAGTACCTGGGCGTCAACGAGTACAGCGGGAAGCTCGCCAGCAACGCCAACCCGAACAACGCGCTGTGGCTCAAGGACCTCACGCCCGAGCAGCGCGACGAGCTGCGGGATTACTGGCAGAACGAGGTCGAGGGGCGCGGCGAGATGCCGTTCTTCGGCGGCGCAGAGCAGCCCGGCGTCCTGAAGTTCAACAACGGCGACTCCAGCCTGTATCTGAAATACATGGACTGGCTCGTGCGCGAGATTGCGACGGCCTTCGGTATCAGCCCGCAGAACCTCGGCCTTGAGGCGGATGTGAACCGCAACACCGCCGAAATCTCGGTAAACAGGGACTGGGACACGGCCATCAAGCCGGTCGCCCAGGCCATTGCCGACTACATCAACCGCAAGACCCTGCACCAGCGCCTCGGATGGACGGACCTCGAGTTCCAATTCGTCGGCATGGACCGCGAGGACGAGCAGGCGATTGCGAACATCAACCAGATCTACCTAAAGAACAACGTCCTGACGCCGAACGAGGTCCGCGAAAAGCTCGGGCTGCAACCGCTCAAGAGCAAGTGGGGCGACATGCTGGCCGCTGACGTGGCGATTGCGACTCAGGCAGCGATGATGCTCGGCGACGATCTGGACCCGGATTTATACCCGGACAAGGGCGTGGCACCCGGCAAGGATTCCGGCCACGCACCAAGCAATGAAACGGACGGCGACAACGCCGTGAAAGACAACCCCGAGAACGTGAGAGGTGACGAGTAATGGCCCTGATCTACCACAGCACCAAGGCGCTGGACAACGCGCAACCCGCCGATAGCGCCTGCGTCGTGCTCGGCATCTACACCAACATCGCCAACGCTGCGGCTGCCGCTGCCGGTGACGCTGTGACCGTCACGCTGACCCTGCAAGGCGAGGTGCCCTCCTCGTATAACGTGCAGGCCACGGCCTCGCAGCCCGCCATCGTGTCGGTGGCCAAGTCCGGCAACACCGTCACCATCACGCTGACACCGCTGTCCAGCACCGTGACGCTTGCTGCTGGCACCGTGGACGTGCTGGTGATCGGCTGATGGCCGCCCCGACGATCAAGCGGCAGGAGCCGCAGGAAAACCCGGACGCCATCCTTCTGACCGCGATCCGCGCTCGGCACGCCCAGGCAGAGAAGGACGCCATGGCCGCGCTGAAGGACCGCGATCCTGTCGCGCATAGTCGGCACGTCCGGCTGGCCAACGCGCTCGCCGGAGTGCTGCGCGAGTTGTCCTGAATCCATTCCTGACGGTGGTGGATTTGCCCGGTCTCTGGCCGGGTTTTTTATTTCAGGGGGCTGAATGACTGCACGCTGCGCCGGAATCCTGTTTGTCGCACCGGGGCCGCGTTATCTGCTCCTGCATCGCACCGACCGGGATGAGTGGGAAAGCCCCGGCGGCCACATCGCACCCGG